AGTTCCGTCATCAAGCAGTCACTATTCTTGATTCTTATTTGGCTCTAGCGGAGAAGGATAAGAAGCCAATGATGATTGTTCTTGATTCTCTTGGTATGTTGTCTACAAATAAAGAAATGGTGGACACCGCCGAAGGTAAGACTACAAAGGATATGACTCGCGCACAAGTAATTAAAGCCACTTTCCGGGTTCTTACATTAAAACTTGGTAAGGCAAATGTGCCACTTATTATGACCAATCACACCTACGATGTTGTGGGTTCGATGTTCCCAACGAAGGAAATGGGTGGTGGATCTGGTCTAAAGTATGCAGCCACAACTATTGTCTATCTCTCCAAGAGAAAAGAGAAGGATAGTGATGGAGGTGTAGTTGGAAATGTGATACACTGCAAACTCTACAAGGGTAGAATTACTAAGGAGAACAAGATGGTTGATGTTCTGCTTAAGTATGACAGTGGATTGGATAGATACTATGGACTAGTTGATCTAGCCCTAAAGTATGGAATCTTTAAGAAGGTTTCTACTCGTATTGAACTTCCCGATGGCAAAACTGCTTTTGAGAAGAGTATTCGAGAGAATCCCGAAAAGTTCTTTACGCAAGATGTAATGGATAGACTTGAACAAGCCGCTGGTGCGGAGTTCAAATACGGTACTCAGTCTGCCGGCGAGAAGACTGCTTCAGAGGACAATGATGAGTCTGATGAATGAGTGTAGAAAAAGTAATACTTGAAAACTTACTCTCTAACGAACCATATGTTAGACGAGTACTGCCGTTCATCAAGGATGAATACTTTCAAGAACGAACTGATAAAGCCATATTTCGTGCTGTTCAGGAGTTCTTCAATAAGTATAATGCGTTACCATCTCTTGATGCACTAAAAATTGGTCTATCATCTCGTACTGATTTAACTCAGAACGAGTTTGATAGTATTGATCAAAAAATTAAAGCGTTCGATACAACCACAAAGCAAGATGAAAATTGGCTTGTGGATGAGACAGAGAAGTTTTGCAAAGACAAAGCAATCTTCAATGCTATCCTAGAGTCTGTTCATATTATTGAGGGTAAGTCGAAGGAGAAGTCAGTCAATGCACTTCCGTCTATATTGTCGGATGCATTGGCTGTTTCTTTTGATAATAACATCGGACACGATTATCTACGAGATGCTGAAAAGCGATACGAGTTCTATCACACAGTAGAACAGCGTATACCCTTCGATCTTGATTACATGAATCAAATTACAAACAATGGTACTCCTCAAAAGACTTTGAATGTAGTCATTGCGGGTACTGGTGTGGGTAAGTCTTTGTTTTTGTGTCACCATGCTGCAAACTGTTTAATGCAGAACAAGAATGTGCTTTACATCACTTGTGAAATGGCAGAAGAACGAATTGCAGAAAGAATCGATGCAAATATCATGGACATCACTTTGGATGATCTCAAGCAACTACCAAAAGAGATGTACGCCAAAAAGTTATTCAATGCAACCCGTGGGGTTAGCGGTAAGTTGATCGTGAAGGAGTATCCTACCGGATCTTCAAATGTAAATCACTTCCGTCATCTTTTGGAAGAACTAAAACTGAAGAAGAAGTTTGTTCCAGATATTATCTTTGTAGATTATCTGAACATCTGCGCCTCTAGTCGTTTCAAAGCGGCTATGGTAAATTCCTACACTTATGTTAAGGGAATAGCAGAAGAACTTCGTGGATTGGCAGTAGAATACAATGTGCCAGTTTTTACTGCAACACAAACAAACCGTGATGGGTATACAAATACTGATCTTGGTTTGGAAAATACTTCAGAGTCATTTGGTTTGCCGCAGACAGCCGATTTCATGTTTGCAATGATCCGCACAGAGGATCTTGACAAGATGGATCAAGTTGTTGTCAAGCAACTAAAGAATCGATATAATGATTTGGCTTCTAATCGTAAATTCATTCTTGGTATCAACCGTTCCAAGATGAAGTTGTATACTGTTGAAGAATCTGCACAAGAAGGATTGATTGGTGTTGGTGCAGAGGATGAGGTAGCAACAAAGGATAACGGTTTTACTAGTAAGTTTAAGAGAAAAAGTTTTGGTAACAAAGCAAAGGATTGGCAATTTGAGGAGACACACGATGCCTGAATATAAGCAAGTACAATACATCAGTGAAAACGATACTCGCACCTTTGAGCAACGACTTGCCGCTTTACCGGCAATCCGCGACGAGGATCTTCCAGAGTGGGAAGAGTGGGCAAAGCGCACATTTAACATTGAGTAATAATGTCATTAATTGTAGATAAAAAGTATATCAATCTAGTATCCCCCATGCTTGAGATGTTCAAGTGGAAGGGTGATACTTTGGCAAATTGTCGTTGTCCTATTTGTGGTGACTCCAAATCAAATAAGACAAAAGCAAGAGGATACTTTTATTCTAAAAACAATGATATGTTTTATAGATGTCACAACTGTGGGGCATCTACAAGCATCTATAGATTTTTGGAAACCGTTTCTCCAGCATTAAGCAAACAATACTCTTTGGAGCGTTGGAAAGGTGGAGAAAACGGTCATTCAAATTATGAAAAACCAAAAATCAAAATGGACACTCCCAAATTTAATAAGATAGTTTTACCAACTATTAATGATTTGGATCGTTCACATGTTTGTAAATCTTATGTAACACGCAGAAAGATACCACAAGAACATTGGGAAAATTTGTATTATGCAGAAAACTTTGCGGAATTTGTGAATAAGCATATTCAAAAAGATGTTGGTGAAGAACCAAGATTGATTATTCCAATATTCGATAAGGACAATGAACTTGTTGGGTTTCAGGGAAGAGCATTGGATGACAATGCAATTCGTTATGTTACTATCAAATTTGACGAAGATACCAAGTTGTGTTTTGGTGTCGAGCGAGCAAATTTGAAATCAGTTGTGTATGTTATGGAAGGACCCATTGATTCGTTGTTCATTCCAAACTCAGTTGCCATTCTTGGAATGAACCACGAAATTGATGCAAATTTATTTGCAAGTAGTAAGTTGATTTATGTGTTGGACAATGAACCTCGTAATAAGCATGTGGTTCAGCAATATCAAAAATTAATAAATACTGGTAAGACAGTTTGCATATGGCCTAATAGTGTAACAGGTAAGGATGTAAATGATATGGTGTTGAGAGGTAGAACACCAATCGAAGTAAAAAGAGTAATCGATACTAACACTTACTCCGGACCTGAAGCACTTATTAGATTCTCTCAATGGAAGAAGGTTTAAATGTCAAACTACGACGACTACGAAGATGAGGATGAATACTATGAAGATGACGAGATTGAATCAGATGATCCGGAAGAAACTCCACCATTCCCAAGTTACTCAGATGGAGGGTCCGAAGAAGATGATGAAGAAGTTATCGACTTGGACGAAATTGAAGTCGAATTCGACAACTTAACAGAAGAGCAACGCGCTTGGATTTTAAGCACAGAAGCCGTTGCTGAATTTGGTATAAAATTTGCAGAGTACATCAAAGCGATAGATCCCGAAATGTGGAAACGCGCAAAAGATTATGCTCTAGATTACGTTCAAATTGATGGTGTGGAATTTAATTTTGGTGATGATAATGAACAAAAAGATAAACCTACTTGATCACGGATTTGTTAACTTAGTTGATTACATGGGAAGCGATCTCACGGTAGTAAATGCCGCGAGAGTTTCCTTTAATAAGGAAAGTGATTGGGATACTGATCCCAATTGGACTGGTTATCGTGAACACAAATTGTCTGAAAAAGATCAGAAACTGATCTCTTATCTTGCAAAGCACAAGCACTGGACTCCCTTTGCACATCCTCAGATAACTTTGAGAATCAAAGCCCCAATTTTCATCCGAACTCAACTTTTTAAGCACAAGGTTGGATTCGTAGAGAATGAAGTATCCCGTAGATATGTTTCAGATACGCCAGAAATCTATTGTCCGCAGTGGCGTTCAAAGCCAACAAATGGCGCAAAGCAGGGTAGCGAAGATTTCGTTAACTCCGAATTAGTGAATTCATATAATACTGATTGGGAAAGGATCGCTAAACCCGCGCTAGAGGTGTATCATAAACTCATCGCAGAGGGGGTAGCCCCCGAGCAGGCGCGTTCCGTGCTACCACAGGGGACTTACACCGAATGGTGGTGGACAGGATCACTTTCTGCATACGCGAGAGTATATGCACAAAGAATTGATCCCCATGCACAATGGGAGGTTCGCCAGTATGCACAAGCCATTTATGATATAATCCAACCGCTATTTCCGCACTCTTGGAAGGCTTTGACTGGCAAATAAATAGAGATATGCTACCATCATTTTCTTCATTTAACACACCGGAACCGCGATTGAATTATGCCAATTTATCAAATTGGTACATTTCAGGAAAGGCTGCACCACGGAATAATAGATTTTTACTTACCCGTGATCTGGGAGAAATGAAGCAAGGATCAGTATTTAATATAATCCTTTCTGAAACATTTCAGTTTCTTACAGAAGAGGGCAATAAACCATATATTGTGAAATTAAACGGTATAGGTGAATATTGCTTTGTAGAAGAAGGAACAAACAGATTATTTAAAATCCTTGGTGGTAATGACAAATATCCAGATGGTAAAGAATATAACATCATTGATAAGTTGTTTGTTCTTGCAAGTGAAGATGTTATTGTTGATTCTGTTGCTGAAGTAATTAAAGAAGAACCAAAACAACTAGAAGCACCAACTCCTATTATGCTTCCCGGTTTAAAGGGAGACAATGGTGAAAAGGGTGACCGTGGAGAACGTGGATTTATTGGTGATCGCGGAGAGAAAGGTGAAAAGGGAGACAAGGGCGAACCAGGCGATATTGGTCCACAAGGTATTCAAGGTCCAAAGGGTGACACCGGAGAAAGGGGCACAGATGGATTACAAGGCGAAATTGGTCCTAAAGGTGACCGTGGAGATACTGGAGATAAGGGAGAAGTTGGCCCAATTGGACCGCGAGGAGAAAAGGGCGAAAAAGGAGATACCGGTCCCCAAGGGCCTATTGGGTTATCTGGTCCACCCGGTCCACGTGGTCCTCGCGGTGCTAAAGGAGACAGAGGTCCGAGCGGCGATAAGGGAGAAGCGGGCGAAACTGGTCCAAAGGGAGAACGCGGCGCTCAAGGTATACAGGGAACTCAGGGAGCAAAAGGCGATGTAGGTCCGCAGGGACCTGCTGGTGTAGCGGGAGAAGCAGGATCAATTGGTCCTAAAGGAGATACTGGAGAACCCGGTGTAGTTGCTGCTACGTTTCCTTTGAAACTCGAAAAGAAAACTCTTTCGATAGAATCTAAGTATTTAAATGATCTTGTTGCACATGTAGGAAAACATAGCGCACAAGGCGGTGGTGGTGGAAACCTTATTGTTAAACATGAAGGAAGTAGACTTACTTCTGCCGCTAAAAGTATAAACTTCACAGGAACTGGTATTTCATCGGTTTCTTCTGATGGCAAGAATATCAACATCGATATCTCTGGTGGTGGAACTACGGTAGCAAATAGATTCACTTATGCTCCGGTTCCACCCGAAGGTGCAATCAATGGTGATAGATGGTTTAATAGTTTAACTGGTAGATACTTTGTTTACATTGACGATGGTGATTCATCTCAATGGGTAGAAATTTCTGTAGTACCCTCTATTAATTTGTCGCCTGTTTATCACACACAAGCAGTAACCACATCATCATATCAAGCGTCATCCTTAGATTATTATATTGGTGTAAACTACGCCGGAATAGTTACAATTACTCTTCCAACAACACCAGTTACTGGAGAAACTATTACAGTAAAAGATGAATCCGGACAAGCAGGATATGCTAATCGCTACATTGAAATTGTTCCTGGCAATACAAACGATTTCATAGATAATGAAGAATCTGCAATTTTAAATATTAGCAATGGTGCATTACAATTCATTTATAGAGATGGATGGAGAATCATATGAGTTACCTATTTAACGATCAAATACGATTTAACGGCGAAGCAATTGATGCTTTTGCTCGTCTTAAAGTAAGCACACCATTTACTCTGTTTGATTCACAGCACCGTTATCAAGAAAATGATAAATGGGATACTTTAACCACTAGTGGTGGTTCTACAGAATTCAAACCAAATGAAAGTGCGATTAATTTAAATCTAACAACCGCTTCGGGTGCGAAGGTTTATAGAGAAACAAAAAGAGTATTTGCATATCAACCAGGCAAATCTTTATTGGTATTAAGTACTTTCGTATTTGCAGCAAAGAAAGCAAACCTTCGTCAAAGAGTTGGTTATTTTGGTGCTCAAAATGGAATCTATCTTGAGCAAAATGGAAATGATGTTTATCTTGTATTGAGAACATATGTTGATGGATCTGTTGATGATGAGACATATAAAGTATCCCAAGCGAATTGGAACGGCGATAAGTTCAATGGCACTGGTCCAAGTGGCAGAACTTTAGATCTAACCAAAGCAAACATTTTGATAATGGATATTGAATGGTTAGGTGTGGGTGATGTGCGTGTTGGATTTTTTGTTGATGGAAGACCTGTTATAGCACATACATTTCATAATGATAATTTGAGACCTACCACATACATGACTACTGCAACTCTACCATTGCGTATAGAGATAGAGAATTTAGCAGCAACCGCATCTGCATCCACAGCAAAACAAATATGCAATAGCGTAATGTCGGAAGCAGGATTTGAAGGATTCTCTAGACGGTATAATGTCGCAACGACTATAACATCTCCAAAAAGATTGGCAACCGCTGGTACTTTCTATCCTGTAGTTTCTTTGCGTTTAAAAGACTCTAGATTAGATTCTGTAATTGTTCCATCAAATATAAGTGCATTGGTAATTGCAAATACCTCTGCACAATACAGAATTTTACTAAATCCCACATTTACTGGGGATGCTGTCACTTGGAGCGATCACTACAATGGAAATGTTCAATATTCTTTTCACGGTTCTGGAACATCATATACAGGTGGTACTGATATTATTGGCGGATATATTGAAATCAATGGATTGCTTACTATATCCGATATAAATGACTTTAATTTCCAATTAG